TCAATACAAGCAGGAGTTTGAAGCCTCCTTTGAAGATATTGGCACTAGGGTAGCCTATAACTTTAGTAGAGAACACAATGTTAAAAAGTATACACTACCACTAAGCAAAGAATTGGCCATAGGAGTAGACTTCAACGTGAATCCTATTAGTGCAGTAGTAGGTGTAAAGAACAAAGAAATATTCCATGCAATAGATGAGATATACATATATTCATCAAACACACAAGAACTAGTAGAAGAAATAAAACATAGATATCCTAACAAACAAATATTTGTATTTCCTGATCCTAGTGGCAGCAGAGTACAAACATCAAGTTCAGGTAAGAGTGATTTCAACATACTTTCAAATGCAGGCTTTAGGGTACTAGCACCACGCAAACACGATCCAGTCAAAGACAGAATAAACGCATTCAATGCTAGATGTTTGAATGGCACAGGTGAAAGAAGATTGTTTATTGATCCCAAGTGCAAGCAAACTATAAACGCATTGGAACTTCATAGTTATAAAGAAGGCACAGTTATACCGGATAAGGACAAAGGACACGACCACGCCTTTGATGCTCTATCCTACGCCATAGCCTACCTCTACCCAATTAAACGTGCTACTAAACCACAGCCACCTCAAAGTTGGAGCAATAAAATTACTATTTGAAGTGGGTTTAGTAGATTCACGATAAATATCAAGTATACAAAAAGACCTTATAAGGAAACAACAAATGACCGATGCTATAGGAACTATAGAAAGTCAAATTGCTGGATATAGTGCAGGAAATAGTCTATACCAAGACTACCAGCCATACTGGCAATTTCTCTTAGAATCATATGTGGGTGGCGAAGAATATGAAAACGCCGGCCATCTAACAAAATACCAATTAGAAACAGACAGCGAATACAGAGCAAGATTAAGAAACACTCCACTACAAAATCATTGTTCAAGCATTATAGGTGTCTACACAAGTTTTATTTTTAAACAACCGCCCACTAGAGATTTGGGCAATCTAGCAAACAATCCACAGGTAGAACAAATACTCAAAGACGCAGACCAAGACGGTAGAAGTTTCAACCAGTTTATGAAAGACGTAAGTGTGTATTCAAGTGTGTTTGGCCATGCTTGGGTAATTGTAAGCAAACCCAATGTAGGTGCAGTTACACTAGCAGATGAGATACAAGCAGGAGTACGTCCATATCTAAGCATGGTAACACCGCTTATGGTATTGGATTGGAAATGGGAACGTAGTGCAACAGGCAGATACGAATTATGCTATTTCAAGTACATAGAAGAAATCAACGGCGATACCAAGACCATAAAAGAATGGTATAAAGATTTAGTGTGTACTATTACACTAGATGAAAACAATGCAAAACTAAACAAAATAGAAGAACCAAATAGTTTAGGCAAGATCCCAGCAGTGTGTTGCTACAACCAAAGAGGCGTTATACGTGGCATTGGTGTAAGTGACATTGGTGACATTGCAGATCAACAGAGATACATCTACAACCTACTCAGTGAAATTGAACAAACTATTAGACTGGATAGCCACCCAACACTAGCAAAAACAGAAAACACTATGATGAGTGCAGGTGCTGGTAGTGTAATACAAATGCCAGATGATATGGATCCGGGTCTCAAACCCTACATACTACAATCATCAGGTGCAAATATTGCCAGCATTATTGCTACCATCTCTACCTGTGTAGATAGCATTGACAAAATGGCAAACACAGGAGCCATTAGAGCAACTGAATCAAAGACCATGAGTGGTGTAGCAATGCAAACTGAATTTATGATGTTGGCATCAAAACTAAGTGAAAAAGCAGATGCACTAGAACTAAGTGAAGAACACATTTGGAGATTGATCTCAGAGTATATGGGACAACCATATGACTGTGACATAGACTATCCACATCAATACAACATACGTGACAATGCCTCAGACCTAGACTTCTTGATCAAAGCAAGATCAAGTGGTGTAACCAATGAGGGCTTCCACACAGAAATCAACAAACAGATAGTTGAACTGGTAGTAGACGATCCACTGTTGTTGAATCAAATAAATCAAGAAATGTTAGCACCTACATTTGTACCACATGAGATGACAAATCCTGCTACAGGAGAAACTGTTACAGTTACACTAGCAGCACAACATCTTGATCTAACTGCTAGAGGTTTTGTACATGGCTGAACACAGTGGAGTATTAGATCTTAATATTACTCAACTTATCTCCACTGGTGCTGAGGTTACCAAAAGCCTTGAACAAAAACTAGCCGAAATGATCAACGCAGGGCAAACAGGTAGGCCCGCAATTATAGAAGCCTACAAAAACACTGCTGATGCTATGACACAGGATCTAACTGGTCTAAGTAGTATAATCAACAACACTGTACTAAACCAAACTGCGGCAGGTATTGGTGACGGCTTTGTACCAGAAGATTCAAGTACACAGGGCATACTAATAGAAGATGCTAGAGGTACACTAAGAGAAAACATCATGAACCATGCAGAAATTGTAACTGGCGTGATTGTAGCAGGTGCTGTCACAGGACTAGCAACTGACCAATTGGAGAGCATTACAAGGGGAGCAGTAAGTGGAATAATGATGAGCACCTCAGATCCAACTACTACTAGACTCCAAACCCGCTTACAACGTATGGCAACTGACCCTAATAAGGATCCTACAGTGTTTTCAAATCTAAGAAAATCAATTGCAAGTAGGTTACCGGGCATTGCGACCGCAGGCAGTTTAAGTGATACACTTAGGGGAGCAGCAGAATCAGTTGTAATGAGATTTGATGGTGCATTTACAGCCAACAGAGCCAAACGTAATAGTATCACTAGATATAGATATGTAGGTGGCACTGTTACAAACACTAGACCTTGGTGTCAAGATCTAGATGGACAAACACTTGATGAAGACACTATCAATAGTATGTGGACTGAATCATGGCAGGGCAAATCAGGTTCAAATGCTTTTGTAGACAGAGGTGGGTACAACTGTAGACACTTTTGGGAACCTGTAGCAGAGGACCTATGATATGGATTGTTCATGTGTGGATCTTCTGTGTATGTGTGGGACTAATACTACTATTCCACCTATGACCCAAGCGGAGCGTGAGGCAAGTTTAAAAAGAGAGGAAGCAAACATGGCATATAAGAAAAAGAAGAAGAAAAAGTAAAAACAAACCATAATACAGGCATATTCTAAGGCAACGTATAAATACAAAACAAACAGTTTACTCAAACATAAAAGGAGGAACGCCTACAATGAGCGAAGAATCGTTGGAAACACAAGTGGCAACTGAGGCCCCAGTACAAACTGAAACACAGGAACCAGCCGTCAAAACTTACAGTGAAGCAGAGTTTAACAATCATATGGCAGGACTTAAAAAAAGTCTTACCACAAAGTTTGAAAAACAAATTGCTGAACTAGGTGATCTGGAAGAACTTAAAAGTATAAAAGCCACTGCCGAAAAGCAGAAACAAGAAGAAGCAATAAAGCGTGGCGAGTTTGAAGGAATACTAAAAGAATTGGCAGCAAAGAAGGACGCTGAGATCCAGCAGAAAAATCGAGTGATTGAGGAATACACAGTGAACACACCATTGTTAAATGCAGCCGCAACCAATAAAGCAGTGAATCCACAGCAGGTTGTGCAGTTGATCCGTAACCAAGTTAGACTAGGTGAATCGGGTACTGCAGAAGTTGTAGATGCTAATGGTACTGTACGCTATGATGACACCGGAACACCTGTTACACCTGAACATTTGGTAAAAGAGTTCCTGTCAAGTAATCCCCATTTCGTAAGTGCAGCCCCTAGCAACACCAATACAAAGAGTGCAGTTAGTGGCGGTAAAATAGAAGAATTTGATTTGGCAGCACTGGATATGAATCGTCCTGAACATAGAGCAATTTACAAAGAAGCCCGTTCAAAGGGCTTGCTATAACTAAAAGGAAAACATAACTATGGCAAACGAATATCTATCAGGCTTTAGCCTCGAAGGTTTAGTGGTTCCAACCAAAGCAGCCACTATCTACACAGCACAAGAGCAGTCATTGTTCTTAGGCGGACAACTAGTTCCAATGGTCAACGTACCAGCAGGATCACAGTCAGCACAGGTTCCAGTATTGGGCGAAGTGACTGCTACAACTATCAGTGATGATAGTGCAAATTCAGACCTAGCCGCACAGGTTATTGCTGACACAACTGCAACAATCAATGTTGATGTACACGCTGCTAGATCAGTTGTACGTGACCTAGGTGGAATTGATCCAAACGAATTGGGTCGTGTACTTGGTAACGCTGTTGCAAAATCATTTGATACAGCAGTGATGACTGCAATGGCTGCAAGTTTAACAGCATCAACCACAGACTCAGTACCAGTAACATCAGATTCAATCTTTGATGCAGTTGGTCAAATCCGTGGCGCAGGCGAAATGGGACAACTATATGGTATCCTTTCAACTGCAGAAGCATCAAACTTGATGAAAACATTATTTGCTAACGGCAACTTCGCTGGTGGTGACTTCCAAACAGAAGCATTACGCAACGGCTATGTTGGCTCGTTCGCAGGTGTAATGATGTTCCAATCAGCATTGGTTCCTGCTGCACACAGTGGCTTCATCTTTGGACCAGACGCTTGCAGAATTGCAATGCAAAAAGGTGCAGACATTGAAGTACAGCGTAGAGCAGCCGCAGTCGGTAATGACGTGGTAGCAAGTATCCATGCTGGTGCTGGTGTTGTTGACGCTACTCGTGGTGTACAGTTAATCAACGTATAAGGGGTTAGTACTATGGCATTCATTGTAGAAAGTTCAAACACAATAAGTTTCGCAGAGTTTTCAGATGTTAGTAGCACTGATGTGCGACTCTTTGATAGCAATGAAAGTCTCACTGACGATAGTGTAGAAGATGCTCTAATAAGATGCACCAGCAGAATATTAGATAACATCAGAAACACAGAATGGTGGCAGGGTCTGTATGGTTCACATACAGGTTCTGTCAACAGGATCGACATACCAAAACCTGATCCAGATAGAATCATAGATAGAAAAGAGGACTTCACAGACTTGTGTGTGTACTGGGCTCTATCAGATTATATCCTGCCTAGCATTGCTGACTTCGGAGAAGCAGATTCAAATGAAAGACAGAAAATGGGTTACTACAGAAACAGAGCAGATCGCTTGTTTTTGGAGTTGGTAAACTCAGGAGACTGGTACGATTTCGACAACGACGGTACAGTGCAAACTGACGAAAAACGTCGTGGTAACGCTGCGTTGAAGAGGATAAGATAAATGAGAGAACAAGTTATAGATTACATAGTGGCAGCCCCGCTACAGAGATATAACTTCAGCAGGGAGTTACCGTACACAGAAAACGGGGCTCCACTGCATCTCAAAAATCCTCTAACAATTTATGTAGACCAAGAAGACTTTCAACAGAACAGTCTTTTTCGTACACTAGGCGATACCACAATTGATATCGTAACCACAACTGTAAGTGTAATTTTCAGCAATGATGCAAAGAATACACCCAACAACTATGGAGGTCTTGTGAGTTATCTACTCAAGGCTAAAAATATTGCAGGAGGATTTAACGATGCTCAAGGCACTATTTCAACTGAAATTGTAGATGACCTACAAGTAACCAACATAGAATTAGTATATACCAAGATAGCATAAAGGAAAGCACAACATGGCAACATATATCTACCCAGGTCCAGGTGTCTCCAACGTTGAAGCAACACTTAAATTAAAAGTGGCTTCAAACGGAAGTGATACTGGCCTATTAATACCAAGTCTACAAGACATAACGGTAAATGCCGCTAATGATACTTTTACTTGGACCCAATTAGACGAAGGTTCTAAGAAACAGATTGCTACTACAGCAACCAACAGTGTGAACACAAATCTAGTATTGAATCAAACAACATTTTTTGGTTCTTCAGGTTCAGGTGGAGCAACAGCAGCAGCATTAGGCATCTTTGGTGCAAGTACAGACAAAACATTGATGACATTTTCATTGTATTTAGGCGACGAGTCAGATGGCACCGCCGGCAAATTCATTGAAGGTGAAGGATATGTTACTGGACTTGCTCCTACTGTGAGTGCTGATGAACCTGTATGGGTTTCACCAGTTACACTCAGTATCACAGGTGACTACACCGTAGCCACATCAGGCACGTTCTAAGACACTACTACCTAAATAGGGCCTTTTGGGGCCCTATTTTACATCAAAGGATTAAATACAATATGGATCAACAGAACACAAGTTTGGATGAGCACAGCACTGAAGAACTATTAGGAGTTGTACTACGTGAGTCGGCAAAAGCCAGCAATGAATTACGCAGTGCAGAAAACGATTTAAAGAAAGCACACAAACGATTAAGTTTTGTGGTGTTATTGGCCAACAGATTAAAGGAAAGAGAGATCAATGGATTTACGACAAGCAGCGGTTAAACCCAAACTACAAAAAATCACACTAGATAGCGAATACGTACTAGAAGAATATAGCGAACCTCTGGAGTTCTATATGTGGGACAGACAGAAGATGCCTACCTACATTCAATTGAGCACAATAGACCAATCAGATATGGTGGGTATGCTAGAGGCTGTTAGGACACTGGTATTGGATTCATCAGGCAATAAAATGTTAAGCACAGATGAAGAACTACCACCACAGATTATGGTAGACATGATTAATGCAGTGGTAGAACAATTGGGAAACGCAGTAGGCCAGACTTTAGCAGTATAGATCGTGAACTGGAGATGAAGTTGATGCTCGACTTAATGGGCAAGAGATACGGAAAACTCCCAAGTGAAGTTTTAAAGTCTGGCGATACAATAGATATGATAATATGCACAACAGCATTGGAGTACGAGCAATGGAGAGAAAAGAAACAAAAAAACAACACTGTTCCTACGCATCACAGCCAAGCAGAACTGCAAAAAAGGATAGATCAAGCAAATGAGATTAGTGGGCAAAAGTAAAATAATTGCTAGAATAGATCAAGTAGGTGCGAAAGTTCGCAAGGTCAAAGACTTTGCACACGAAGAGTTTCGCAAGATTACTCCTATTCGAACAGGCAATGCCCGCAAACGTACAAACAGAATAAATCGTGGAGTTGAGGCAGCATATCCATACGCCAACCGATTAAATGAAGGACATTCACGTCAAGCACCCAAAGGCATGACAGATCCAACGGTTGATAAAATACAGGAATATGTAAGGAAATTATAATGGCCACAACCGACAAGTATATACTAGAAATAGAAACAGCCGCTGCAGAACGTAACCTAGAAAGCACCCGTGGTAAAATGGGTGGACTAGGTGCTGCCGCAGGTAAACTAAAAGGCTTTTTAGGACCAGTAGCAGTAGGACTAGCAGCCATTGGCGCAGTTAGAGGCATTGGCACTAAGATCACAGAAATGGATGATCTAGCCAAAGCAGCAAGAAACGCAGGTGCAGCGGCTACACCAGAAGCATTTGAAGGCTTTCAAGTAGCAAGAAAAACACTAGGCGAAATGGGATTGAGTGCCGCTGAAGCAGACAGAGCATTCAAGAACATGACCACAAGGATCTCAGAAGCAGCAGAGACAGGCAAAGGTCCTGCCAAAGATGCATTTGCTAAACTAGGTGAAAGCATACTAGACACCAATGGTAATCTAGTTAGCACACCTGAATTGTTTGAGAGAGTTACACAAGCACTACAAGACGGCACACTCACTATGACAGATGCACGTAAGATACTTGGTGATGTTGTTGGACCTAAGATACTTGGAGGCTTTGAAGACCTAGCAAGCAAAGGTATAAGTGCTAGTGCAGCACTAGCAGATGTAAAAGCAAACTCAGATATTATAAGTTTAGACAGTGCAAACAATGCAGAAGCATTTGGTGATACCATGGGCAGACTGCAAGACGTAGTAGGATCACTGGGAACATCAATAGTAAGTGCTCTACTGCCAGTGCTTAACCAACTAGCAGAAGGCGCACTAGCCATACTGCCAGACGTTATTGAATATGTAAAAACTGCATTTACTGCACTAGAGCCAGTGTTCTCATTGATAGGTAAAGTACTACAAGAACTAGTACTGCCAGCACTACAACTGTTGTTTACAGTATTGGGTAAGATATTTGAATTCTTAGGACCATTTATTGAAGGTGGTATCAATCTACTGATCAGTGCATTTGAAACACTAGGTGCTATTGTACAAAAAGTTATTGACTTCTTCAAAAGCACAATAGAGTTTTTAGGCAACATCAAAGATAAGGCCATGGAACTAGCAGAAGGTGTCAAGGGTGCGTTCACAGGCATGAAAGACGGAGTTGTAAATTCAGCCAAAGGTGCATACGATGGTGTCACAGGTTGGTTTGGTCAAATGTATGACAAAGTTGTGGGCAACAGTATTGTACCTGATATGGCACGTGAAGTAGAAGGTACATTTGCACAGATGCGTGATAGGATGATTGGCTTTGTACAGGATGCAGTTGGCGGAGTTGTAACCAAGTTTCAAAACGTAGCATCAAGTGTTAGTAGTAGTTTTTCAAACATTACCAGCACTGGAATGACTGGACTACGTTCACAAGTGAGTAGCATGAACAGTTATGTAGAAAGTGCAATAGGCAGTCTCAGCAGTTATGTTAGTAGTAAACTATCAGGTGTTTGGAACAGCGTAAGCAGTGTAGCATCACAGGTTACAGGTTCATTTGGCAATATATTTTCAGGTATGTTTGACAACTTGTTTGCAGGTTTCTTTGCAAACGGTGGCATGATACCCAAAGGTCAGTTTGGTGTAGTTGGAGAAAGAGGACCTGAACTAGTAGGTGGTCCAGCAAACGTAACACCATTACAAGGCTTGGGTGGACAATCAGTAACATACAATATTAACGCAGTAGATGCATCAAGTTTTAGAACACTACTAGCAAGAGATCCAGAGTTCTTGCACAGAGTTGCACAAAGAGGTAGTGCAATAGTAGGAACAGGAGCCAGAAGATGAGTTTTCAATCAATAGTAAACAATGCTGCAGGTATGCAGATAACCAATAGACGTTTTGTAGCACAAACACAAACACGCTCAGGTATAGTTCGCAGTGTAGCACAAAATAATAGTATATGGAGATTTACTGTATCACCACCAGAAGGTGTACCTTGGATAGACTACAGACAAGCGATTGCACTCTATGAAAAAAGCAATAGATATACCAATACCACAATCAATCTCAGCCAAAGCGGATTTGACTATATGTATCCTTACCTAGGACAAGAAACTAACATTGCAAATGTAAAAGTAAGTGTAATCAACAACACACTCAATGTACAATCAGGTGTTACAATCAGTTCAGGCAACGTGTTTGCTAGAGGTGATCTTATACAACTTGTAGGTGGTAGAGTGTATCAAGTAACAGATGATGTGGCTTATAATGCTACAGTTATACCAACACACAGAGCACCAGTTGACGAAAGTGTAGGCACATATGATACAAACGTAGGTGTAAATGCCCAATGGACTGTGGTGTGTACAAATATGCCACGTTGGAGATTTGTAGATCACAAGCGTATTGGTTGGGATGGTGACTTTGAATTCCAGGAAGCAATGTAATGACAACTAGCCTACAAAGTTTACAACACATACAAACTACCACTATGGTAAAATGGAAGATAAATGCCTATAGAAGCACCTATGGCGCTACTCCTAATGTGCAAACATTTTTATTCACAGATGGTATAAGAGATATTACTACCTCAGAAGGTACATATGTAGGACTAGGTCCACTGCTTAGTTATAGCAGAACCAAAGAACAAATTAGAGCAAGCGGAGACAAAGTTACACTTGGACTAAGTGGTATACCAGCAACTGAAGCAGTTGCAGCATTGGCCAGTGATCTCAAAGGCAGTGAAATAAGTATTTTTAGAAGAATAGAATACCCAGGTACAAATACAGCAATCACTGATTTAGATCATCCAAGAGGTTCTAACGGAATTGTAGGTAGATTTGCAGGCTTTGTTAGTACATTTAGTATAAACGATGACATACAACATGAGTCGGATATTAGACTAGTAGAGATAGTATTGGATTGTATAAACGTAACAGGAGTGTTTCGTAATCTAGCAAGGGGCATAAGAACAAACCCCAAGGATCTTAAATTTGCAGCCGCTAACGACGGTTCGTTTGATAACGTACCTGGTCTAGCACAACAACCTTGGTACTTTGGAAAGGCAGCAAAATGAGTTTTATACAAGCAGCAAGAGAACAATTATTAGCACGTAGTGATGTAGATGTAAGCATACTAGAAGCAGCAGACCTCAATGAGATACTACTAAACAACAGAGCAGTTAGTTCAAGTTCAACAGAAACAACTGTAAGAACAAACCTTGTGAGGACCAGTGATACAGAAACTATAGCCACAGAAAAGGCCACAGACCCAAATATAAGAATACAAAATCCACCAAACCCAGATTATAAAATACCCGTACTATATGGTAGAGCAACTTTCGGTGGTGCATTAGTTGATGTGGCACAAGTAGGAACTACAAAAGAATTTCAATTTGTGTTTGCACTAAGCATGATAACAGGCAACAATATTGCAGGCACTGCCAGCAGTTATGAACTACTAGATGTGTTTGTAAATGACCAAAAAATAAACTTTGCCGCAGATGGACAAATTGCTGCTAGTGTAACTGACACAGAAGGAAACACCAATGCAAACTTTGCAAACAAACTTGGTGTTTATGTTTTTGCAAATTCAAGCAATCACATACTGCCAAATGCACACCTAGGCACAGGTACTAGTGTAGATGCTAGAAATGTTTTTCCGGGTTGGACACCTAGCAATGAAATGCAAGGCTTTTTATTTGCTATTGTTAGAATTGTATACGACGAAGATCTAGGATTTAATGAAGTGCCAGACATACGTTTTGATATAAGAAACAGCCTTACACTACCTGGAGATGTACTGTATGATTTTTTAACTAACAATACATATGGCTGTGGTATAGTAGAAAATAATATTAGGGTAACATCACTATGACTATAAAAAGTTTACAAGATCTCAACACATATGCACAAAACCCAATAACCTACACAGATGTAAGAACTGCACAAGTACTGTTTGACAGAGGTGCAACTGTAGATCAAACTCTAACTATCAGTGAAAATTCACAGTTTAATTTGCCCTATGGTATCAACATCAATGACATAACACAGTATGAAATAGCAGATGTAGAATATCATATTGACTTGAGTTTTTGGACAGATCCAGTAAACATAACTTGGGATTACTTGCCCTCGCACGTAACAGTTACTAGAACAAACAACACTTGGATTGTAAGTGACATACGCACAGCCTCAGATTGGCTTTATGTAAGAGAAGCAAAGGTGTTACCACCGTTTGGTTTTTCAGGTGCAGCAAACCTAGATGCAGCCATACACTATTATTCAGACAACCAAGACAGTACAAAAAACCAAGCAGCATGGGACATCACACTAACAGTTACACAAGTACAATATTTTACCTCAGCACCCAACAGAACATATGTATCAAATGTAGTTTATAGTAATTTTAGTACAACCAGCATTGCAACAGATCCAGAAGACTTTGATCCAGTTTGGGACTTGAGGGTGTTCAGTGCAGACGCTCTTACTCTAGTACCTGTAGACGCACTAGAAGAAATAACTTCAGATGGTTCGCCAGGCGAGGCTACTTGGAATACAGTTAGCAAACAGTTTGTAATCGCAGGTGATACAGAATCAATAAATGCAGTATTGAGTACACTAGATGTAGAAACAAAAAAATATAGTGCAGACTTTGTACTGGTGTTTAGATTGGCAAACAACTTTACCAGTGATCTAGAATTTCAAATACAAAACTTTGCAAGTAGAGACTTTATCAGTGATCAAGCAATGGTTGCAACACAAGTTACAGCACCTAACTATATATTTGGTGGTACACTTGCAGTAAGTGTAACTGCAACTAGTAGCACAACCTATAACTTGATTAGAGATCCAAATCCAACAGAGTTTGTTGCAACTGCAAGTTTAGCAAATACACCAAACGCAATATGGAGACCAACCAGTGTACTAAACAGTACATTTGGCATAGTTCCAAATGGTGGTTTCTTGTTAGAAGGTGCTGCAACAATCAATGCTAGTGCAGGTATAGTTCCAAACGGTGGCTTCCTAAGAGAAGGTGCTGCAACTATTAATGCAACTGCTTCACTTGCTTGTTCACCAATACAGCACACAGATGGATTTGTACTAGAGTTTGACAATGATCTAAACAGTGACGTAGTAAGACTTGGCAGTGTTAGTAGCACCAACAAGTTCAATATTATATTCAATGATGATGCAGGCAACATAGATACTCAAACAAATGTAAGTGATGCTATCAATACATACACCACTGCTACCAAACTAACAGTGGTTATTGAACCACATGGTAATAAAAACATTACAGGTACACTGGGCAACAGCGTAATAAAAGTAGGCGGAAACAAACTCAGCAGAATTGTTCGTTGGGGAGGTGTTGGCGTAGACAGTTACATTAACCTAGTTGAAGACAGTAGTAGCCTAGAATTTATTGATCCATTAGGACCTAGCAATCCGGCTAAATTTATAAGAACATTTAGTGGATTATACAACTCAGGTGGTGCTTCAGGTAATACCACAGAAAACTTGCCAGATATTACAACCCTAGATACTAGTACAGTAACAAGTATGGCAGGTATGTTTGATGGTACAAATATGAATCAAAACATTAGTGGTTGGAATACAAGCAACTGTACAGATATGAGATCAATGTTTAGAAGCAGTACATTCAATCAAAATATCAACAGTTGGAATGTAGGTTCAGTTACAAAGTTTCAAGGTATGTTCACCAGTAATCCATTCTTTAATCAAAGTTTAAACAGTTGGAACACCAGCAGTGCAACTAATATGAGTGGTATGTTCTTTGATGCAGTTGCATTCGACGGTGTAATAGCAAACTGGAATACCAGTGCAGTAACAAACTTTAGTGGTCCATTAGATAGTACTAGTGATCCAGATTTATACACAGGTGCGGCTTGGAATTTTACAGCAGGCGTGTACAACGCTAGTGAAGGCGGAATGTTTGCAGGCTCTGAGGATGGATTAAATGAATATGATACTAATAGCACCAACAGCGGATCATATCGTCAAAACTATTTTGCTAGATTTGGCAGTTATCCAGCACTAGCAGATAGAATAATGAGTTTCAATCAAGATGTTAGCGGTTGGAATACCAGTAGTGTTACAACAGCAAAAGGTATGTTCTACAACAACATAGTGTTTAACAGAGACCTCAGCAGTTGGAATACCTCTAGTATAACAGACCTAACTAGTTTCTTACACAATGCAAGAGCATTCAACTACAGTTTAGATACAAACACCAGCAGTAACTATTGGGTTGTAAGTTCAGTTACAACTATGGAAAATATGTTTGCAAACGCCTATACATTTAACCAAAGTCTAAACAACTGGGATACCAGTAGTGTTACCAATATGAAATCAATGTTCTATTGTAATTTCAATACCACGGTAGGAGAGCCAACATATTTGCTACGAGGCAATTTCAACAGCAATATTGCTAGTTGGACAACCAGTGCAGTAACTGATTTTTCTATTATGTTCCACGGTCAAGAAGATTTCAACATCAACATTGGTAGTTGGAATACAGGTGCAGCAACTAACATGACCCAAATGTTTAGATTGGCAGATAGTTTTAATCAAAACATTGGTTCATGGGATACTGCTGATGTAACAAATATGGATAGTATGTTTAGCCAAGCAGATGCATTTGATCAAGATATTAGCAGTTGGTGTGTTGAACTTATCTCCAGCAAACCAAGCAGTTTTGATTCAGGTACTCTAAGTAGTTGGACAACTAGTGAAAAGCCTGATTGGGGTACAGCGTGTTAAGGAGTAAAAGATGAGTTCACAACAACAACTATTCTCTATCAATGGATTGGTAGATACAAACAAAAACGTATGGCAAAACGCTGAAGCACTAGCAGGTTCAAGTGCAGCATTCTTAACTTGGGATCCATACATTTTTAAATATGGAGTTGTAATCAACGAACCAGGTACTAGTACTAGAAGTTTCACAGATGATAATATTATAGGTGCAATGAATGTAACAGAAACACCATTTGATGAACTCTACAACAGTTGTGAAGTACAATTTCCCAACAAAGATATACGAGACAAAGTAGACACAATACGCTTTGATGAACCTATAGCCAACAGATTTGATTATGAGCCAGACAACAGACTAGATATACAGTTTGACTTTGTAAATGATCCTATCCAAGCAGATGTTATTGCTATTACAGAACTAAAACAAAGTAGAGTAAACAAAACTGTTAGTTTTACAACAGACTTTACCAATTTGGATGTAGCAGCAGGTGATGTAATTGACATTACAAATTCATATTGGGGTTGGAGTGCAAAACTATTTAGAGTTGTAGAAATTACACAAACAGATACCACAGATGGACAAATCATGTTGGATATTATTGCTATTGAATATGATGCAGAAGTTTACAACTACAACAATCTTACTAGGTTTAGTAGAACACTAAACGTAGGTGTACCAAACATCAAAAACAATGCACCAGTTGAAGTTGCTAGAGATGAAACCACAGGAACACAAGTTGGTAGAGCACTAGCAACAACCACAGGTAAGGCAGCAATTACAGCAGGTGGATTACCAGTTTACAACAGTTTAGACAGTGGCTTTACAACCACACAGGTTGATACACAACTCAATGGCGCCAGCACATATGGTGCTACACTCAACACAGTTGCACTAAAAAATCTACAGGTTATTGTAGAAGGACCAACAGCAACAGTACAATACAGTGTTTTTATTGATGAAGTTGCAACTGCTAGAGCATACGTAGGTGCAGTACCAATTGGCATAACACTAGCATACAGCACAGATAATAGTAGTTACAGCAATATTAAACAGGTGTTTAAAGAATGGACTGGCAACAGTCATGTGTTTAATGTTACTGATGCAGCCGCTGGTTATTATAGAATAACTATTGAAAAAGTAAACACACTGGTACTTGATCAAGACACTCCTGCTAGTGTTACAAGTAATCAGGCAACTATCTCAGTAGGAACTATTGCAAGTACAGCACAGGTTGCTGGAGATGCATCAACTATCTCGTTTATAACATTGGAGTAAATATGGAATATTATTATTACAATAAGACCACAGGTGAATTTACACAAAGGCATTCAAAACTATATCCTTTTACAGATGAGCCATATATCAACCGACCAAAGTTTTGGAATTGGAGTTTATACAGTGTAAATTTAGAAACACTGGAGCCAGTTCTCAAAACATAAAGTTTTATTCGCTTTTTTTAACGATTTTTGTCGTTTTGACTAAATACATACAGCAGACTAAAAGGTGTCTGCTTTTGTAATAATTGCAGACTACACAAGGAGACAACCATGTCAGCAGCATCAGACTATTTAGAACTAAAACTCCTAGATCACACTCTAGGAAACACAGCATACGCACAACCAACAAACTATGTTGGATTATACACAGGCGACGGTGGCTTAGAAGCAAACTCACCTAGTGCCGAACTTTCAGGCAGCGGATATGCACGCCAAGCAGCCAGTTTTGCTGCCGCATCAGGTGGTTCGTGTTCAACAGACGCTACTATTACTTTTCCAGCAGCAACAGGCAACTGGGGTACTATTACTCACGTAGCAGTATTAGATGCCGCTACTAGTGGTAACGTACTATTTTGGGGTGCAGTTACTAGTTCAAAAACTATTGAAACAGGCGATACATTTCAAATCTCTTCGGGTAACCTAACTATTACATTAGCATAATACACAGGGGGTGAAAGTCCCCCATTACCCAAACAAGAGGAGACAGTATGTCAACAATAGTAACAAGAGCAGGAAAAGGATCAGCACTCAGTACTACTGAAATGGATGCTAACCTGACAAATCTTAACACAGATAAACTAGAAAATGTTGTATCTGATACAACGCCTCAATTAGGTGGTAATTTAGATGTTTTAGCCCGTAGTATTACAACAACTACAACCAATGGCAATATTACCCTAGCAGCAAACGGCAGTGGTGTTATAGTCAGTGGTAATACTCATTTACTAAACACAGGTACAATAGCAGCCGCAAGTGGACAAGATCTAACACTATCAGCACAAGGTGCAACAGATGTTATTGCACTAAGCCAAACAGGCGGTGTAGTAATAACCAACACAGGTGGTAGTGGCACAGGTTTGATCACAGGTGCAAGTTCAACAGGTGTAGCAATGCTAACAAACGCTGGTGCAGCGGCAGCCACAGATCCAGCATTTAATATGCTAAATGGTGGTGGTAGTACACTAAGTGCAGGAATAGGAAGTGCTTTAAGTTTAGTTGGCGGTACTGTAGGAGTTACAGGTACTACAACTATAAGTTTATTAAAAACATTTACTGAAAATGTACACACATCAACAGTTGTAACAGGAACATATGCACCAAGTATTGCAGATGGTACTATTCACAGTGTAACCATGACAGGTAGTATGACAATCAATGCATTTACATCACCAGCAGCCGGTCAAACTATTACACTATTCTTTGATGGTACAGGTGGTACTTTTACACTTACACTAGGTTCAAATATTAAAACACCCGCAGACACACTAGCACTTACAGCAGGTGGATTAGACATTGTTACAATTACTTGTATTGATGCGTCTACTCCACTCTATGTTGCAACAGCCATAAACAACTTCCAGTAAGGAGCAAATATGCCAATAGGAGCAGCAAAAATTGCATACCAAGGTTACTTTGTAGCCGCTGGAGGTGTAACACTAAGAAGTGATTCATATGCAAGCAGTGTTAAATTAGCAGTGCCATTTGATGATGAACACGACTTTGATGATGTAAGTCATTCAATTACAAATTCAACTAGTAGTCAAGCAACTGACACACAAGGTCCAGCCAGCAGTATAACCAACGACACAAGATATTGGACCAGTTCACCAGATTATGTAAAGAGTTTGAAGAACGCCAGTGGTGCAGGTTCAGCAATGACATATGCACCAAGTACTGCTTTTCCTGCTGCTTCGTCAGGAACTTATGTACTAGAGAGTTGGATCAAAGCAACAAACAGTAGCACAAATGCAAATTGGTGTTTTAGTAGTGCTGATTCAGGTGGTAGATGGTTGTTTGGTATAAACAACGGCACTGCATACTCATTTGCTAATGAAAACAATTTAGGCATTGGAACCGATTGGGCCCATGTTGCTATTGTATGTGACAGCGGAACAAAAAGAGTATATCACAATGGTGTTTACAAAGGTGCATGGGTAACCAGCAACAGTGGATTTAGTACATTAAATGTAGGACAATTCAACTCAGGCGATGGAAATGACTTCAATGGACACCTACAGGATCTCAAAGTAACAATAGGCAGCAATAGAGGTTATACTGGCACCAATAGTAGCAGTGCAAACTTTACCTTGCCAAGCAGTATAGTGGAGAGTTACTAATGGTAACATATACATTCAAATATATCAAAGACTCAGAAGAAAACACCTCAGACTATACTTTTGACCACGAACCAACACTACAAGAAACAATAGACCAAATGAATAGTTATGCACCTGACACACGCTTAGATTATATAAGAAAGCCTGACTAAATGACACTACTAGCCACAGAAGAATATGTAGCCGCAGGTTATTTTGCTGCCACTGATTATGTTGGTGGCATTGCCAGTGGGGTAGCAGATACTACAACTACATATGTTGAAGAAGGCTATATTGTAGACGATTACTTTAGACCAGGTGGCGTTGAATTTACACTCAGTGCTACACTTACACCCATAGCACTCACATCTAGTGCAACACTAGATGTAACTGTGAGTATGAGTGCTACAGCATTAAGAATAAAAACTTCACCTGTACAATTGAGTTGGCAAGCAACGCTAAATGCTGTTGCAGCAAAAATAACCGATACTAGTAGC